TTGTTGGTCCACCGTTTACATTCTCTATTAGACAGGTAGGTTCTAACTGTGGAGTGTTAGGACAAAACGCAATGGTGTTTGTAGATACAACTGTTTATTGGATGTCTGATGAAGGAGGATTTTTTGTATACGATGGTTCCGTTAAAAAAATGACATGTTTAGTAGAAGACTTTGTATTTAAAACAACTGGAAATAATCCAGGTTTAAACTTCAATGCGGGTCAACAAGTATATGCAGCACATAACAGCTTGTTTAGTGAAATCATTTGGTTTTATCCAGATGCATCAAGTCAATTTGCAAATCGAATGGTTGTTTATAATTACCAAGAAGGAACATGGACGACAGGTACATTAGCAAGAACTTCTTACACAGATAAATCTGTGTTTGATAAACCTTATGCTACAAAATTTGAACAAAACGTAACTCCATCTTTTCCTGTAGTCAATGGTATTACCTCAAGCCAAGGAAGATCCATTTATTATGAACATGAAACAGGTGTTAATGAAGTAGATGCTAATGGTAATAAAACAGCTATAGCAGCTTTTATTGAATCTGGAGATTTTGATTTAGATGCAGAAGGCGATGGACAATTTTTTATTAAAATTAGAAGATTTATACCTGACTTTAAGGTATTGAATGGTAATGCTAAAGTTACTTTAGATTTAAGAGATTATCCAAGTGATACTGCAAGCTCCTCGCCTCTAGGACCCTTTACTGTAACCTCAAGTACAGATAAGATAGACACACGTGCAAGAGCAAGACTTGCAGCACTTAAAATAGAAAATGATTCAACAGATGAAAACTGGAGATTAGGTTTATTTAGATTTGATATACAACCAGATGGTAGAAGATAATGAACGAAGAACAACTATTTCAACAATACAGCACAAATCAAAATTTACAAAATAAATATCCTACTTTTCAAATTTTTAAAGATTTTGTTCAAAGCCAACAAACAAAACAACCTAGTGGTTTAGATTTTTTAAAACAAAAATTCGGAGATGCAAAAGAATCTTTACAAAATTTAACTGGAGGATTATCGGATTTATATAGCGGTATAAAAGAAAGGTTTGGTTTTTTTCCTTCACCTGTAGGTTTCCTTATGGCAGGTATAGATAAATTAGATCGATTTGATGATTTACCAATTTCTGATCAACAATTTATTAAAGAATCTATGAAACAAGGTAGACAAGGACTAGGTGGTTTTTATAGAGATCCTAGTTCAGGACTTTATAAAGATCCTATGGGTATAAATGTAAGAAGTTTATTTGGTAATTATGGTGATTATGTAACAAGACAAAATGTTTTAAGAAATATAAATCCTATAAGAACTTACTCAAGTCCTAATCAATTAGCTTATAATGCTTTTATTGCAAATCAATTTGCAAGACAACAACAATTAAGACAAGAACAAGCAGCACAAGCTGCAGCGAAAGCTAAACAATATACAGCACCTATGCAACCGACTTCTGGTGGAGGTGGCGGAGGTCAAAATGCGGGTGGTGCAATGTTAAGTAGTGGTATGACCACAGGACAACACGCAGCATTTAGGAATTAATTATGGCTAAAGTTACAGTTTATATTCCAGAACCTAAAGAACAATACGATGTTACTAACCAAAGACAAATCACTGCATCATTAGAAACATTAAAGAACCAATTAAACTTTGCTTTTCAAGAAGAGTTAAAACAAGAAGTAGAACGATTTACTTGGTTTAATACAAGGTATGGTTGCTAATGTCTTGTAATAATGTCAATCCAATAACAGGTGGAAGTACAGTTGATGACATTCCATTTTATTTAGCCGTACAGCAAGGTAAAGTTCCTGGTTATTCTATGGTTAATAAATTTGGATATAATTCTAGTATTGGTTCAGGTGCTTTTGAAACTATTTGGGAAACAGGAAACAATTATCCTTGGCAAACAGCTCAAGCTACTCTTGATGTAGTCAGTGATAATGCTAACGATGATGTAGTAGGAACAGCTGCAAGAACTTTAAGAATACAAGGACTTGATTCTTCTTATGCTCTTGTAGAAGAAACTGTTGATTTAGATGGTACAAACACAGTTACTACAACACAACAATTTTTAAGAGTTTTTAGAATGTCTGTGGAAACAGCAGGGTCTTTTGGAAATAATGAAGGTACAATTACAGTTACTTATACAGGTGGCGTTGATGTTGCTGCAACTATATCTCCAGGTAATGGTCAAACTTTAATGTGCTTATATACCATACCTGCAAATTATACTGGTTATTTATTATCAATAAATGTAGCATCTGGTAAAGATCAAGAAATGCAATTTAAATTTATACAACGAGATAATAGTATTGCTAACGCAGCGTTTCAAACAAAACAATTTTTAGATGTTAGGGGTGGACAGACAACTGTTATCTTTAATGCAATCAATGTAATACCCCAAAAATCAGATATTTATGTTTCTGCAATAGCAAGTTCTACCTCTTCAGCCTCTGCTTCATTTGATTTATTATTAGTACAGGATGGATATTAATGGCTAATATTTATAAAAACGCATTTTTTGCAGGAACTACTACAAATTCTGTTACCGTATACACAGCACCGGCCAACGGACGAGGTATTGTACAAAATATACAAGTGACGAGTTCTGGTGGAAATAAAATAGTTCAAGCTAAAATAAATGATAGTTCAAATTCAAACACATCTAATTTAGTAGCCTATGCATCAATTACTGGGCCTACTATTTGTAACATAGCTAAAGGACCTATTATTCTAGAAGAGAACGATTCCTTAACTTTAGAGACAAATACCACAACAAATATTAAAGCTGTGTGTTCAATATTAGAAATATCTAGAGAAGATCAAAATGGCTAAACAAAAATTTGTACATTACGTCCCAAGGCCAAAGCCTCCTAAACGTCCTAGAGTTCATAAAAAAAGACTTAACAAAAATGAAAAAAGAAGTTATAAGAAGTACAACAGACAAGGAAGATAATTATGAGTGAATTAGTTAAAATACCTGCTGAAGCAAAAGAAATTATTAAAAACAAAAGAACGGGGAAAGTATATGCTAGCAAAGCTGATTTTGATAATGATGTTGCTGATCCCAATACTGATACTACTGTGGATGACTTTAGACAAGACCTTGAAATCAAAGTTACTAGAGTTTCAATGGGCGCGAAAACAAAAGAATAAAAAATAAAAATGCAGCCAAGAGGTGCAACTGAAATACAGATGGAAATGCTGTATAAGCATGTTCCAAAAGAACTACTAGACCAAGTACAAATTTGTACTTCTATTCCTGGTAAAGTTCCGTTAGATCCTAATAAAATAAATATACTTTGGCAAAAGAATTCTTGGGATCAACCAAACCTTCAGCAATTTTTTGGTAATAAAGCAAGACATAAAGAATATGATTGGTATGTATTTAATAGTCATTGGAACTATGAAAAATTTAGATATTTTTTTGATATACCAACTGAGCGATCGGTAGTTATTAAAAATGGTACAAACAATTTTCCACAAAGAAAGATATATAAAAAAGGCGAACCTATAAAAATATTACATCACAATACTCCGTGGAGAGGTTTAAATGTTTTGTTAAGAGCAATGCAAGAAATTAAAAACCCTAATATTACATTAGATGTATACAGTTCAACACAAGTTTATGGTGATGCTTTTAAAAAACAACAGGATGAACAATTTCAACCTTTATATGATCAAGCTAAAGAATTACCTAATGTAAATTATATTGGTTACAAACCTAATGAATATATTTTAAAACATATGACCGATTATGATTTATATGTTTATCCAAGTGTTTTTGAAGAAACATCTTGTGTGTCTGCACTTGAAGCACTTGCTGCAGGGGTTCATGTTATTACAAATAATTTTGGTGCTTTATATGAAACTTGTTCAGAGTGGCCAGTGTACATTACTTATAACACTGATTATGAATCTATGGCTAAAGATACAGCGGCAGCGATTGAAGTTACAGCAAGTTATTTACATGAAGATTATATTCAAAATCATTTAGAAAACCAACAAAAGTTTTATAAAAGATTTTATAGTTGGGAAAAGAAAGGTCAAGAATGGGAGAGTTTTTTACGAGGAGCAATTAATGAGCGAAAGCAAAACTTACGTTAACGCAGACACTTATCAAACATTAAAAGAATTGAAAGTAGCGCCACAACCCTACGAAAAAAATATTACTCCACTATGGAAACCGGACAACGGACAAGTTAAACTGGAACTAGAGAAGGCCCCCTACTCCGTGTTTGTTGCAACTCCGGTACATAGTGAATGTTCTATTCATTACACACAAGCTTTATTAGAATTTCAAAAGATGGCAGTAGAAAAGAAAGTAGATGTTACTTTTCAATTATTAAAATCATCATTAGTTACTCAAGGTAGAAATTTATGTGTAGCAGCTTTCTTAGATAGTAATTACACACACTTATTATTTATTGATTCAGATATTTACTTTCATGCAGAATCAATATTTGAAATGATAAAAAGAGATAAAGATGTAATATCTATACCTTACCCATTAAAAACCATCCGTTGGGATAAAGCTATGGGTAGAATTAATGAGGGTAAAATTAAAAATGTAAATGATCTAAAAAAATCATTTAATACTTATCCAATGCGTGTTGAAGATCATAATGATATTATTGTGGATAAAGGTGTTATGGAAGTAACTCATAGTCCAACTGGGTGCATGATGATTAAAAGAAGTGTTATTGAAAAGATGATAAAAGAATACCCTGATAAATATATTAAACAAAAGACAGTTATAAATGGTGAGTATGTAGATAGACCTAACCTATGGAACTTCTTTGATTGTATCCACGATCCAGTAAGTAAAACCTATATGGGTGAGGACTTTTCTTTCTGTAAATTATGGAAAGATATAGGCGGTAAATGTCATGCTTATATTGACCATCCTATTGTGCATATTGGTGAACATTCTTATGAAGGACGATTTGCTGATGAGTTGATAATACCGAAGTAAAATGGTATTATTTGCTATTAAAGATCTTTAAAGGAGAAATATACTAGATGTTACAATTTTTACCTTATGCACTAGCTGCTTATGGTGGCTACAAAGGATATCAAGCAAGTAAACAAGCGGGTGGTTCAGGAATTCAAAGACTTTTAGGAGGTCTTACTGGCGCTACTATGGGTTACTATGGTGGGCAAGCAGGTCTTGCTGGAGGTGCTAAATTAGGTGTTCCAGGATTTGCTGCTGCTCAACAAGCATTTACTCCTTTTACTCAAACAGCTATGGGCACTAGTTTATCTAAATATCTCCCTATGGCAAAAGATGCGTCTGTAGAAGGGGAAGATCAAAGAACAATGTTACAAAAATTATTAATGAGAAAAAGATATGAAGATGGTGTAGCAACTGGTGAATTTCAACTTGATCCAATGAAAGCTGCAACTGCTGTTGGGGGTCTTGCATATTTATCTGGAGCCTTTGAACAAAAACCAGTAGATCTATTTCAACCAACTTATAATGTCGCTTATGCTGAATTAGCAAAACAAAGACCTGATATGAAATTTATTGATCCTGAAACAGGACAAGAAAAAACATATGATAAGATTTATATTCCTGAGTCAAATGTTAGAGAAACTGAAAGACTAGGGCCGTATGCTTTAGCAAGAAATACATTTAATACAGGTGGTTTAGCAGAAATAAAAAAATTTAATGAGGGTGGTGTAAATTATTTACCTTCTAAAGTATCCCATGACGAAAATGATGCTAACAATTATGTAAGAGCATCAGGTTATGTTGAGGATGGTTCAGGTAATGGAGATAAAGACGAAGATACTATGCTGGCACAATTAGCAGATGGTGAGTTTGTTACACGTGCGGATGGAGTTTTAGGTGCTGGAATTATTGCGGGTGCTAATCCAAAAAGTATGAAAGATATGAGAGAAAAAGGAGCTAAGTTTTTTTACGAACAACAAGCTAGATATAAAAGAGTTTTTGATTTAATAAAGGATAGTAATGAAGCAAAACAAAAAAATTAAACCTTTAGTAAGCGTAGTAACAGTAGAGCCTAAACACGTTGAAAGATTTTGGCCACTGGCTGAATTTATGGTTACAGAAGCTTTAAATTATTCTGGTAAATATGCTGATTCAAAACATATCTATGATTTTTTGTTAAAAGACTTAATGCAATGTTGGATTATGTTTGGTTCAGATGAAGAAGAAGAAAATAAAGTATTTGGTGTAGGTATTACTAGAGTTTCTGAAATGCCAAACTTTAATCAATTAGAAATTGTAATATGCACTGGTAAAAGAAGGGACTTATGGGAGGATCAATTTGTTGATACAATAACAAAGTTTGCAAAATCAAATGGTTGCAAACGATTAAGTCTTTGGGCTAGACCTGGTTGGGAGAAAGT